GGAAAATCGGGCGTCTTTCTTTTTTTCTTGCTCAGCTCTTTTCTGCTAACCCGACAAATCATTACAACCAGCAATAAAATATTTACACTCAAATTCATGTCGAATTATTGGCAGAGAAGATTTTTCAGAATCTACCCTTTGTACACATTCTATTTGTTATTAGCGCTGGTAACTACCTGGGCATCTGTGAAGCACTATGGCATTGGCTACGGACAACCCTTTAATCTTGACCTGCACGGATTTTTCAAGGAACTCATACTTACCGAATCACGGGGCCTCGAATGGAGCATTGCAGTAGAATTCAAGTTTTATTTCGTGCTTCCATTTCTGGCGGGAATATTCTTGGTGATCAAGAAGAAGGGGCTCATTGCGTGCTCAGTTCTCTACATCTGCCTGATCCTGCTTTCTCAGTGGATTTCACCGCAAAGCGAATCCTTGCTTAACGACTCAAGACTCACTCCTTACCTGCCAATATTCATTACGGGGATCTTCGTAGCATTCGTGCAAGAGGCACTGCAGGGCAAGCCATGGTTTCCAAAACTTTGCCAATACCTCGGCTATATTGGCCTAGCTGCTGTGATAGTAATGACGCCCACGGTGTATTCTCTTATTAGATCTCCCGTGGAGAGCAATTACTTTCACAGAGACTTTATTTTGTACGCTGCAGTATGGTCATTGGTCTTGCTGGCATCACTAAACCATGATGGATTGATTAAAAAAGCATTATCCGCTAAACCACTAAGAACACTAGGGACACTTAGCTTCAGCGTCTACCTGTTCCATCCTATCTTTCTAGTTGCCGCCCTCTACTACAACATGAGCAGCTTTAACGCCGCATGGTTTGTTCTATTGACTTCGCTTGCGACCGCCTACCTCACGTTCCGCTTTATCGAACAGCCTACTTCCAGGTTGAAGTTTTCGGGCGATAGCCTAAAACTCGCTCGTTCCTGACCAAGGGTTTTCATCAAGCGTCCAGCTCTAGCCACATTAGGGCTGGACGTTTGAAGCCCGCACCGTCTATTTCACACCAGAAACTTCCTTTGCATAGGACTGACAGGCCCGCAGGGCAATCAATCCTTGGTCGCCGGCATCGGTGATTCCGATAATTCGTTGAGCATGCGCTGGGTCAAGTTCGGCTCTCGTGGGGCCATGAACCACGCGGCCGGTGGCGGTGGTGGTTGGCACTGAACAGCTGCTGGTGGTTTCGGTGGCGGCGAGTACGACTGACAGCCGCACATCAGCAGTAGCCAGGCGATCACGCAGGCGAGCCTGCTTGGTTTGTTCATCGTTCAATTCCTGGTGGTGGGTTTCGTCTTTGTCACGCAGGCGCCGCTCCAGGGCGAGGCGCTTATCCTGCTCGTTGCGCTGCAGGGCAGCGCCGGCCAGGGATATCTCGGTGAGGGTGTCGGCATGGAGTCGGGCCTGGCGTTCCAACTGCTGGCCGTAACGCCAACCTTGAGCGGTCCAGGCCAATGCAGCAGATCCAACAGCCAGGACCACCAGCACCAGGCCCATGGCCGCAATTCGGAACTGCGCAGGGATCAGATCGAGGAGACGCATAACACCGCCCTCGCCCTGGCCCACAGTTGCAGGCGATCTTCCAGACCGTTAAGGCCGCCATTGATCCGGCGGGTGATGGTGTTGAACTGATCCTGATCCGCGAGCGCATTCAACCCGTTTACCGACCAGAACCATGCGGCAGACTCTGCGGCCCACTGCGGCAGCTCCAGCAACTCTGGCGTGCGCAGCAATCGCTCATCGCCGAACAGTGCCAGGCTGCAGCGCAGATAGTTGTCGTGGCCGGTGACCTGAATCAACCCACGACCGCGATACCGCTGACCATCTCCGTCGGCCTCCGGCGTGTTGCCAAGCTTGGCAGCCAGGGTACCGGTGTCGTACTTGCTCAAGTACTGATCGCCGCCCAGTTCGCGGACGTACTGCAGTTGCCCCGACTCGTGGCCGACCTGGGCGAGGAATGCCGCCTGGCGTTTCGGCGTATCGATCTTACGGTTGGTCATGGCTGCGTTTAAGGCGGATACAAAAACGCCCGCTTGGCGGCGGGCGTTCGGCATGATGCGTTGCAGCTGTTGCTCGGTAACAGACATAAAAACTCCAGACATAAAAAACCGCACTCAGGCGGCGATGGGATGCACTACTGCTTCTCGACGCTCACTACTTTGAGCGGCTTCTTTTCCTTCTTTTTCTTGCCTTTGGATTTACCTTGCTTACCAGCATTGCACTCCACTGTGGTCGACCAGCCAGACTGGGTGAACACCTGCTCTACCGAATCCGCCAGGTATTCGCCATCAAGGCCGACCTTGAACCCCTGGGCGTTGATCAGGCGTTCGGCAAAAATGTCTGTCCGGCCAGGCATCTCAAAACGCACATCGGCGGTTGAGCGATTGAACGCAGCCAATCGAGCCTTGGCGGCAGCCTCGGCAGCGGTTTTGTTCGGGTAGATATGCCGATCGGTATGCACCGCCGGCAATCCATCTGGGGCGTCGTCGTTGTCAACGGTGACCACCGACAGCTTGCCGTCCTTCTTGTTCTGATGCTTGGTCGCCACTGCCTTGTGCGAATTGCGATCCCCAAGGCTGAATTGCCATCGACTGAGGTCGCTTTTGGTCAGGGTGATCGCGCCGAACGTCTTGCCGCTGGCAGTTTGGCTGCCTTGACGCGGCATCACCAACAGCTTGCCGTCGGCCACCTTGGCCGTGCAGTCGTATTGTTTGGCCAGGCGCGTGATGAAATTAAAATCGGACTCGTTGAGCTGATCCACCCGGGCGACTTTCGTTGTTACCGGACACACCGCCTGCCAACCATTGCGAGCGGTGATGTCGGCCACGATTTTCGATAGCGGCACGTCCTCCCAGCTTCCACTACGGATAGTCTTGCCACTGCCGCGCATGTCGCTGGCCTTCCCCTTGATCACAATCGTGTCCGGCGGGCCGGACACTTCGACCGTGTCCACTGCGTAACGCCCAAGGCGCATCAAGGACGTCTCGGCGTAACCCAGGTAAATCTCGATTGAGCTACCGCGCCGGGGCAACTGCACCTGGCCGTCACGGTCATCGATACGCAATTCAAACTCGTCGGAATCCATACCCGGCTTGTCAGAAGTCCGCAGCAGCAACAGTCGATCATTGATCTTGGCGGTAATATCGGCGCCATCGGCAACGATTCGAAAAGTGGGAGTCATGAATTTTATCCAAAAAAATACCCGCACAAGGCGGGTCGTAAAAAAGTGCCGTTACGCGTGAGGCAAGGGATGCCGGCGATGGGGTTCGGGGTCAATCCCACAAACTAATCCCTTCCTCGGTCGGGCTTGGCAGATCCGGCAGAACGATCACTACCCCCGCGCGGTAAGGCTGGGGCTCGTCTGCCAACCCCTGATTGGCATCAAGCACCGCCTCAACGCTGCCGTTTAGATGGCCGTAAACGTTATGACAAATGACATCAAGCATGTCTCCGTCAGACGTTCTGCATGTCGTCGCCATAGCGCGCAAACTCCAGAGTGAAGCCTTGTTTACGGGGAATCCCGCCGTGCAGCAGCGCGCCCTGTTCCTCGTTGATGGTCTTCAGGCACCAAGTCCCGATCACTTCACCATAGCCCGTGGTCAGGGTCAGCGGCTGCAACCTGCCGCCGATGGTGCGCAGCGTGTCGAGCTGCTTGAGGCCGCCCTTGAAGCCTGGGTAAATCGTCCCCTTGAGAGTGAGTTTTTCCTCACCGATGCCCACGGCCTGCTGCGCCGGGCGCCGCGACAGTCGCTCTTGAGAAGCCCAGCGGAATTCGGTCGAACGGCTCAGCTCGTCGAATGCGGCCGTGTCCAGGTTGAAGTAGTACGGCTGAACCTTTGGGTCACGGGGCTGGATGATCAGCAAGTGCGGGAACGGCTTCACGGCTTCCGGTGCAGGCGTTGCATCCACAGCAAAGGCGCTGGTGGGCACGATGTTCGCCAACGATGGGCTGACCTTGCCGGCGATGTTGTTGATTGCCGTAGCAGCCCTGCCCGCCTGTTCCTTCAGGGCACCCATCCGCTCCTGCACTTCGGTGGCCGCCCGTGTCGCGCGGCCGTACACAGCCACCACCTGGCCGACCTTGGCCTGCGCTGCATCCACGCCGCGCATCACCCTCTGTAGCTTGGCACCGACAGTCGGCCCCACGAACGGGATGTTTTCCAGCTCCGAGACCGCGCCGGTTAATTCCCTGATTGCGCCGTTGACCGGCCCAAGCATGCCGTCGGCACTACGTCTGCCAGCCTCCCCCGCTTCAACCAGGTATTTGAGGCCCGACTGCATCTGTTCCATATAAGCCATAGGGTTCCCTTACAGGTGCGGTTCGTCGTACAGCTTCGCGGCGTTTTGTTTCGCCGCATCCGCCATCATTAGCCGCATGTGCGGCATGAGGTCTTGCGCCAAGCGTTGTGGGTCTTTCACATCTCCTTGCACCACGACTGGCATGCTCAGTGAGTATTCAAATTTCTGGTCCACTTTGGCAGGAACGGGCTTCTCCGGCTCTTTGGGTTGAATCGCTACTGCCGCCGGCCTGGTCGGTGCAGCCACCGCTAGAGAACGTGCTACATCACCCAGCACCGGTGCCTGCGGTGCAGGAGCCATCAGCAGAGCACCCGAACCGTTCGCGCCATTGAATGACTTGCCCATGGTCGCCAAGCTTGGAATGGCTGGCCCCGGCCGAGGTGCCATCAGCAACGGCGTCACCGGAGGAGCGGGCTTTTCATCCTCACCTCCAAACCACGACTTACCTGCAGCTCCGCCCAGCGCCGAACCACCCATGCTGCCCAAGTAAGCGCCTACAAGCCCGCCAATGGCGGTGCCAATAATCGGCACCACCGAGCCAATAGCAGCCCCGGCAGCAGCCCCGGCCATGGTGCCGGCAAGATTGCCGGCGGCGGCGCCGTAACCCTCGGCCTTTTCGTCCTTGGTCTTGGCGTTCTCATAGGTATCGAAGGCCATGGCGCCGGCCTCCATCAGCGAGCCACCAGGTATCATCTTGGCGGCTTTACCAATTTTACCGACCGCTTGCACTACCCCACCCAGTTTGGACAACGCGCCGCTAGGCACCTGAGCCGGCGGGATCAGCGGGATCGACGTACGCGGGATGGGGACCGGGGGCCGTGAAACCGGAGGTCGCGGTAAACCACCCATCCGTGGTGGTGTAGGACGACGACGCGAGGGATTGCGCCTTGCACCGCGACCACGCCGGCGAGTTTCACCTATGCCTCCAGCGGCACCTCCGATGGCACCTGCGTTGACGACAAAAACCTTACTGACCCCGCCGTCAACCGCTCCCGTCTCTCCTACTTTGTCGCCCGCTGAAGCCGCATCCTTCGCCAGCGAAACGACCTTAAGGCCGGTCGCGACCACATCGAACTTGCCTGGCTTCTTGTCGCCGCCGGCATCCGCTTCGGGGTCACCATCAGTAGACTTGCCCTTCACGGCCGCAACCGCTTTTAGCCCGGCCTCCACCAACGACAGCGCTTTTCCCGCCTTACCTTTGGACCCGCCGTTATTTCCGCCGCCGTTGCCGTCCTCTGCGTTGGTCACAAAGACCTTTTGCACTTCACCAGACTTGCCACCCAACGAGCCCCGCGCGACGTTGAGCAACCCCTTAGCGATTTTGAACGAACTTAGCAGCCCCTTAAGTGCGACAAGTCCGCCACCGACAGCAGCGATGCCCGTCACTACCCCAGGCGCGCTGTCAGACAGCGAGGTAATACCCTTGGTGACTTTGGTCAACGCTTCGGCCACGGTGTCCGTGACCGGGCGCAGGGCATCTCCGACACTGCGCATCGCATCATCCATCGACTGAGCCATCTCGGCCCACTTCTGCGACGACGCCTCACGCCGCTCGCTGAGGTTTTTGTCGAGAATGCCCGTGGCATCACGCGAATCGTTTTTGAGCTGGCTGTACAACGCCTTGTTCTGCATGTAGGCAGACAGCGCGGCCTTGACCTGCATGTCAGCGAACAGGTCGCCGGTGCGCAAGGATTCCTCCAGCGAGGCCATCATGGCCTTGGCTTTCTCCGGGTCGGACTCCTTGCTGATTTTCGCCGTGGCCTCAGCCATCGCCGCCGCTCGCTTCGGATCGGTGGCTTGAATGTACTTCTGCGCCAATGCCATGCTGGTTTCCAGCGTGGACATACCGTTCTGCAAACCGGTCTGCATCGAGCCCTTATAGTCGATACCGGCCTTTGCATACGCCTTGACGGTATCGCCTGAGCCGATTTTGCTCATCCAGTTTTTGAGGTTGTTGGCTGCCTCATCGGCGCCGCCGGCAGACTTCATCTGCACTTGCAGCATGGCCCCCAGCTGCGTCACCGCATCCATGCCGGTGATGCCCAGGCTGCCCATGTTCGCCAACAGCTCAGGAAACCATTTAGCCATGTCGGCCGCTTCGAAGCTGCCAGCCTGCCCTTGGTAGGCAATCGCCTCCAGCGCCTGCTGCATCTGCTTGGGATCGGTGATCTTGGCGTTTTGACCCAGCGCGTTGATCATCTTTGCCGTATCAACACCGCTCGACCCCTGACCCACGACAAATTTGGCCGCGCCTGGCGCATATTCCAGGGCCTTGCTCAACTCCATGCCGGCGCCGACCAACTGGTTGACGACGTCGGCTACATCGTTACGCGCCATGCCGGTGTCGCGCGAGGTATCGATGATCTTGCGCGACATCTCCTTTTCTTGTGGCTTGTTGGCAATGCCGGCCTTGATCGCGATGTCACGAACAATGGCCCCAAAATCCGCGCTGACCTTGGTCGGTACAGCTAGCATACCGACACCCACAACAGCGGCGCCGACTGTGCTTTTCATACCGTTCTTACCAGCATCCAGTTGCTGATGCCCCCGGGCCTTAAGTTCGGCTTTGTTGGCGGTCTGCCCCATTGAACGATAGGCTTTTTCCAGCCGGCCGACCTCGATGCCCTGCTTTTTCAAACTGTCGAGATTGGAGTTCAATCGCCCCAGCAGCTTGGATGCGCCCTCAGAGCCGCTGTCATGGGCTTTCTTCCATTCATCACGCAAGCGAATGGTGTCGCCAATAGTGCGCTGTAGAACACGCGCCTTATTGCCTTCCGCCTCAAGACGCTTGATGCGCCCCGTTACATCTTTAAACGCAGCACCGACAGTCGAACTGACGGCACCGCCGATCACCAGCCCGAGGGCGATTTTGTTCGCCATGTCATGGCCCTCATTTGCATAGCCTTATCGAAGGCGGCTCAGTCCGTGAGCCACCACACCATTTCTGCAAACGGCATCGACAGAATCTCGGCGGCGGAAAATCCTGTTTCCGCCGCCAGACGTTTCGCGGCCATTTTTATGACGGCAGGATCAAATCCCGTCGTCTTGGTCCATACGAAAATAGCCGGCCTGCAGGCGGTTAAAATCCACCAGCTTCAGGCCCTCCAGATCTGCGATAGGTGCGCCGGCAAGCGAAGCAAACAACACCAGTTCACGCTGCTCGGCATCACCGGCAGCGTCACGATTTGCCGCGCGCACATCGCCTACTGTCGGGGAGCGCAGAGGCAATTTATCGACCGATACCCCGTTGATCTCACTCGGACAGGAAAGCGTCACCACTGCCTGATCGGTGGTCACCAACAACCACGACGGCATCACGTCCGTGTAGTCGGTTTCGGGAACCAGGTGCGAATAAGCGGCTTGAACACGGCGATAGTCCGTCAGCTTGAGACCTTCAAGATCCTTAACGCCCACCTCAGCCAACCCGGCGAACAACATCAGCTCACGCTGTTCCTCGTCGCCATTCGACGCTTTGTCGGCTGCCCGTACTTCGCGCACGACCGGGGCACGCAAGGTGAGCGTCTCGACCAGCACGCCATTAGCATTGCTTGGCCGCGTGAGCGTCACGACAGCGGCGAGCGCGCCGAGCGACAACCAGGCCGGTACTTTCTTAGCGTTTGCTTGATTCATCTGGATCTATTCCCTTAGAGGCCGAGTGCGACGCGGATGTCAGCGAGCTGGTCTTTGCCGTCGACGACTTGAACCCCCGCGACCATGTCGATTTCGTACATGACGCGGCCGTCGATTTCGAGCTTGTAATAGGACGCCGCAATGGCGTGCTTGATCTCCGACGAATCACCGGCCTTCCAGTCGCCCAGGTCGACCTCTTTGAGCAAACCGCGAATGGTGGCAACTACGGCCGTCACTGCTCCCTTATGGCCCCTGAACGCCCCTCGGAACGTCGCGTTGAAGGCCGTGCCATCGGCCAAACCGAAGTGTTTCAACGACTCACGACGCACGCCCTTGGTGACAAAAGAGGGCTCCATTTTTTCTAGGCCCTGGGCCATCTCAATGGCACCGGCCATGCCACCGCCGCGATATTCATCGGTCTTAATCGTCAGCTTGGGCAGGGTCAAACTCGGCACGTCACCGGAGAAGTTCACGCCGTCGACAAACAGGTTCGTGTTATACAAAGTTTGAGGAATCATTGGTTTGGCCCCTTAGGCTGCTTCAAGAACTTCGGTCATCCACTGATCGGTGACCTCGAAAAGGAAATTCGGGTTTTCTGCCGGCGGCACGTCGGTGAAGCGGATGCGCCAATAAACTTTGCCCTGGGCGATCTGGCTGGCCGTGTTCAGTTCGGTGTCCGGGTACACCTCAAAATTGATAATCGCGCCCTGGGCTTTCAGGTCGCGCATGAAAGCGTCCAGGCCGTCAGTCACATCCTTGACATAGGTCTTGGTGATCGAGCGGTCTACCGCCCACTTGTGGCCGGCCTGCACCGCATCCATGAGGATGAACAGCGTGCGAACGCGGGTGACGAAGGCCCACTTCGGATCACTCGACAGAGTGCGGTTACCCCACAGGCGATAGCCGTCGTCGCGGATGATCGTCGCGATATTGGCGTTGTTCAGCAGGTTGGCACGGCACGTCTCGTCGCCGTCCAGGTACTCGACAGCCCGGGTCGTGCCGGTGATACCGGTGAACTCCTTGTTCGACGGCGAGGCCCAGAAGCCATACTCGGCATCGGTCCAGGCGAACAAGCCCGCCGCCCAGGCAGAGCCCGGCGCATCAACCGTCTTGCTGAGGTCGGTGTCCCAGTACTGAACGCCCGGGTCAACCATGAACAGATTGCGACTGCCGAAGTTATCGGCGTAGAGCATCGCCGCCTCATCCGTGGTGCCTGGACCATCGAGAATGCCGATAGCCCGCAGCTTCTGTGCCAGGCTATCGAGCGCGGTAGCCACTGCTTGCGTGGCGGTATGTCCCGGGGCGATCAACAACCGCGGCTGCGCGTTGAACAGGCTTTTGCCATCCAGCAACGCCTGCAAGCCGGTGCGCTGACCCGACGCCAAAACGCCGCCGATAATCGCCGAGGTTTGCAGCGCCGCGTCTTCCAGCTTCGGCACGCCGATGGCGACGATCACCGCCTTGGCCTTGGTGTAGATCGCTTTACAAGCCTTGGTGATTGCCGAATTTGCACCGAACGCGGCAATGGCTTCGCGCTCAGTGGTGATTAACTTCAACTCGCCGGCCTTGGCCGTGCCCCCATCCAGCCCGCCCGGGGTGAAGGTGTCGCACAGTCCGATGATGGAAGACGACGGCAACGAAATAGTGCGCGCGCCCGTTTTGATGTCGGTCGTGGTAACGCCGTGAAAGAAACTCATAAAGCTCGATCTCCAGAAACGAAAAAGCCCCGCATGAGCGAGGCCGTGGGTTGTTCGTGTTACGCGTAACGGAATAGAAAACGCCCCGTCAGTACGGGGCGCTTATTGAGTTGACTCCGGGAGCCAGCCCGGCACTTGTGGACGATGTTCGCTCAAAGGAAACTCGCCGGCTTCCGGCCAATCACGCAGTTGTCGTCGATAGGCTTGTAGCTCAGCGTATTGCTTAGCAGTAAGGGAAGTCGGAGAGCCCTCCTCCAGCTCGTCGCGGTGGCGCGTCACAACGCTATCTGTCCCGGTGAGCTGCAAGTCACGCCAAGCTCGCTCAACCATTGCCAGTTGTTCGGGCGACGCCCCAGGCGCAGGTTCGAGGCGCGGGAAGCCATCATCGCCCCAACCTATTACCTTGCCTTCGCCTTGCCCCGCCAGTAGTTCAGCATGCACCTCAGGTGAGATTTCCACCGCGTCATCGGGGATGGAATCGTTAAATCCCGGATCGTAGAAGAAGCCGGTTTGTTTTGAAGCAAACATAAAAACCACCCTCTAAAAAACATTAAATGCCCCTGGCAAAATAGGTGCTTGCCTGCGTGGCAACGGTGAGTGACGCATTCCAGAACCTGACCTGCCCAGCAGATTCATTGTAGGAATTGACCCCGGGCGCCCCCGCTTGCGAAGCACCCGCCCCCGCCACAATCGCTAAAGGGCCACTGGGAAATTTAATAGGGTAATTGATTAGCACCGAACCGCCCGCAGGGATGGCAGGAATGACGCCCCATTGTTCAATGTGGCTGGAAGGAGATCTTTGATAGCCATTCGTTGTCAGACGGGCAGAAAACAAAGGCGAGTACTTGAGCGATGCATCCCCACCGTCAAAACTCCAGCCGAGGCCCCCTAACTGTCGGCGGAATACACCGAAAGTACCGACCTGTATAAAAAACGGCCCTGACTCAGTGTTCACATTCGTCAGCACGTCACCCGCCGCAGCCATTACCGTGACCCCTCCAGCAAGAGAGCTGCCAATAGTAATCAGGGACCCGGCCGCCACGCTTGATGCCAGGGGCAATGTAGCTGTCGAAAGTTGCGCAAAGTTGCTCAACCTTCCAACGTCTGCCGCAGTTAACGCCGTATCAGCCGTGTAATTTGTTTGCCCAGCATAATTACCGATAGCGGCTTGGACGAACTCGGTAGTTGCGAGCAATTTGCTGTTATTAAACTTGGGCGGTGTTGGTGCTGTTGGTGAGCCAATCAGAGCAGGGGAATTGATCGGTGCAAAACCTTGAGTCACGTTCTGAAACGTCAAGGGTGTGGTGCCCAGGACGATCACGCCATCGGTGACCAACTGCCAGCGTGTATCGGCCAAAGTGGCACCTTGCTCGACCGACACCAACAACGCCGATGTTACTTCCGCGTTGCTATCGGCATCATCCGAGCGCTTCCATATGGCAGCCGCCGCAATGTACAAACCGTTGTCCTTGGCAACAGTCTGGTTTTTTACCAGCACCCGATCCCCAGCAACCAACACAATGCCGTCAATGGTCAGGAGACCGGCCAGAGCAATGTTGGCGGTCGTTGCCACGCGCACAGATTGCTTGTTATCGAGCTTGTACAGCTCTTCCATGATCCGCAGATCGACATACTCGCGCGTTGCCAACACCACCGCCGGGTCAATCTTGAGCGTGATGTTGCCGGTGCTGGCCACGATGAAATTCATCCGCACCACTTGCGTTCGGCCGGAGCCCTGCGACAGAACCGGCTTAAAGCTCGGCGCACAGTTGGCTACTGCGACAAGATCGCCATCGGCATCATACAAGCCGATTTCGCGAATCCAGTGCCCACCCTCATCAGCCGGAATAATCTGCTCGGCAATAATCACCGCCGGATTCACCGGATCGACCCGCACTTGATTCAAGGGACGGCGGCGCCATTCGTTGATCAGGCGAGTCTGCGCCGCACTGGGGATGGGGTCAGTGTTGTTAGCATCACCCACGCCCATGTCAGTGAACTTCCAGGGAATGCCGAGTGCGTCGGCGTTCGCCTGCTTGGCCATCCCCACATTCGTGAGGATGGCGAAAAACTGCGAATTCGCATCAATCATAATAAACGTCCAAGGTGTCAATAGAGTGTTCGCGTCCGACCACGCCAAAAGCCCCGGTGACCTCAATGTCACGCATGACCGGCGGGTAAACGTCGATTTCGTCGCCTTCGTACAGGGCAACACTGATGTTCAAAACGCCTTGAGTTTCGAGGCTTATCGCCAGCCCCGTCAGGTGCCGGCTGACGGGCTTGGCGTCATCAATCAGCCGCTCCAGCTCCTGATACATTTCCTCAGTGATACCGGTGTCGAGAACGCCCACCTTCAACGCGAAGGTGCCAGGGATGCCTTCCGGCACCATCTTGAACCACTCGATAATCTCGATCAGGTAGCCAAGGGGCTCGACTACACGGCGCAATGCACCGATGGTCCCTTTGTGAGCATGGATGTAGTAAGACGCCTTGATGGCGGCGCGCTTAGTCGCCTCAGTCCATCGGTAATCCCAGCGATCCACCGACCATGCCCACGCCAGATGCGGCAGCAAATGAACCGGGCAGGTATCGGCGTTGTAAAGGTCGCGCAGCGGGGCAATCGTTTTCTCAAAAAACGTAGCCTCCATAGCCCGTTCCAGTTGCGTGCTGTTGATCGGCAGTAGGCTTTTCATGTCAGACCGCCAGCGTCACGGTGTAGCCCGTACAGAACGCTGCCTGGGCCTTGGTCGGGGCTAGGTCCTGCCATCCAACCAGCTCGACTCGGGAAACGCCGGCGACGTGTAGCTGCGCATCCACACCGGATCGTGCCACCTCCACGCCAAGCCGCTTACGGGGATTGATCCAGGCGGCCAACCGGCTTTTCGCCTCAACCAAACTGGCGTCGGCTTCGGGCCCAGCGCTGGCCATGTGCAAAATCGCGTTAATCTGGTAGCGGATCACCTGGGCACTCTGCACCGTCACTCGATCTCCCACCGGCCGCACGTTTTCGTCATTCAGCGCGGCGGCCACTGTAGCCAGCAGTGCTGGCGACGCCACGCCTTCCCCGTCCAACCCCAACACCGTTACCGTCACGTAACAAGGCGCAGGGCTTTCGGCAGTGGCATCCGCCACCAGCCCGGACGCGTTTCGCGCATGCAGGATGTAGCTGTTACGCGGGCCGGCCGTGGTCAGCCCCTCATAAGCCAACTGAATACGCTCCCGAAACGGGTCGTCGTCCTCCCTGACCTCCGGCACCGGCGGCACTGCCAGCAGATCTGCAGCCTGAATAACCAGGCGCTTTAGATTGACGTTGGCCCCCAAGTGATCGAGGTCTCCGCGTATCGCGTGTGCCAGCAGTACAGCCTTGCCGGCGTCATTGACTCGGGCGCGGTTGCCGACCTTGATGTAAGCGCCGACTTCCAGCACTTTAACCACCGGATCACTTTCCAGCGCGGCGGTCCAGTTGCCGCCCATATACCCGCGAAAAACGCTGAGCCCTTCCTGGTACACCTCTTCGAAGTCCAGCGGCTCCAACACGGTCGGTGCCGGCAACGAAGACAGATCCACAATACTCATACGGCCACCTCTAACGTGACGGCGTCGCCCAGGTACTGCCCGACGATCTTCAGATTGATTTGCCCGCCGATAACGGAAACGACGCGTACCTGATCCAGTTTCAAACGAGGCTCCCAACGCCCCAGGGCGCGCGCGACTTCCGCCTGTACTGCGCTTTTCCAGCCCTCATTAACGGGAAAGTCAACGAACCGCCGCAGCTTACTGCCGTATTCTGGCCGATGCCGGCGGCTGCCCAACGGCGTGCCCAAGATGTCTGGAATTGACTGACGCAAGTGCGCGATGCCGGAAATGGGTTGGCCGGTGTGGCGGTCCATTCCGATCATCGTGATTACTCCTTCAATTGCTCCAGGTCTGGATGCGCTTTCAAGAACGCATATTGATCATCGCCACATGCGCTGACGCGACCGGCAATTACAGGAAGCGTCTCGCCGCTGGGCAGGACCAGTGTTCGCGAGGTGAAAACCTTGTCGCGAAAGACGCGCACGGGGCCGATGGACTCCACCGCGTCAGCAGTCACCGGAAAACCAAGCGGCGCGGGCTTCAACCCCGCAACCGCAATCGCCTCGACGGCACCGGCCGAATCGCCATCAGTTCTAGACTTACTCATAAGGCAAACTCCAGGTGTGAAAAAGCCCGCACTGGGCGGGCTGTTGTGAGTTGAAATTAATGCGTGTGGTGATTGCTGTTGCCACCGGCATCAATGATCGCGCCGGCACTGGTGATGCCCTTTGTAACGTGCAATGCACCGTCGATCAGCACCGCTGCTTTCAGATTGATGTTTCCGGTGGTTACATTCACAGCGCTGTCCGTGATGACCGCCTCTGTACTGGCGACCTTGATCGTCACCGTACCGCTCGGCACGGTGATGCTGTAGCTCTTGGCCTGCCAGTCGTAGATCAGCGAGCCGCCATCGTCAAAGCGCCAGACCTCTACATGATCGCGGTTATCCGGTGGTGGGCCGGCATTGCCATACAAACCCGGGATGAACGTGCCTTGGGCCACATCACCGCTAGCACTGACCAAAGTCCCCTGCTCGCCCATGGATGGCGCCCGCCAGTGCCGGGCCTTGCCGGCGGCAATACTGTGCCAGCGCACCCAGGCGCTGACCCATTCGCCATCGGACACCCGGCACACCGGCGGCGAGGCGGCCAGGTCAAGCGCCACCACATAACAATCTTTCACCACCCCGGCGAGCATGCGGTCATGCTGGGCGCTGGCATAGCCGCTCACATGTCCTCCGCCGGCACAAAGTCCTCTTTGACATCGTTGTTGAAGCCAAACAACAGCATGCCCGGCGGCTGGTCAGGCCAAGGCCATTGTTCAGGACCGACGTATACCTGCTGCGTCCACTCCACCAGCCACACGGTGTAACCATCCAAAGCCGGCTGGGTCCAATCCTGCAAGGCCTGAACGAACTCTGCTGGCTCGACCTCCAGCCCCCAGGTCTGTGCCCGCAGTAGAACGGCGAGCTGGGTAACCAACTGCACCGCCTGCTGCTGATGCAAGGGATTGATGGGGTCAACGATGATCCGCGCCTCGAACTTACACACCAACGCGGTTTCGCCGGTGCCGATATCGGTACCGGGCTCGATCTCGGCCAGCTCCAGAAACACTGCGGGTAATGCAATGCGATCCTGGATTTTCGGCCAAGCACTCACCGTCTGAACCCCTGGCAGATGACTCACCAGGTGTTGCTCGACCGCTCGGTAAAGCTGGTCGAGGCTAAAAGGTTCGTCAGCCATTACCCGATCCTCTTGAGGTATTTCTGCAACTCAAAGTTGAGTTCCTGTTTCAGGATCTCCAGTAAGCGTTCATCAGCCTTTTGTACCCAGCTTTCAAAATGGGGACGGGCTTGCTCCAGAGAGACCTTCGCCTTTGCCAGCGGAAAGCGACTGCCGTTTTCCGCCACCCATCCCGAACTCGGCCCGCGCCCCGGCGACACTGTGCTGTCAGGGTAATCGTCAGCATTGAAGTGCTTGCTCGCGGTACGGATCCAAATGTCCGGTTGGTTTCCGTAAACCTTCTTGAGAAACGCGCCCTGATACCGTCGTCCCGCCACCGACACACCGCTGCCTGTCTGACGTGCGCGGCCGATCCGACTGGACTCAATAGCGTTCAAACCGAACCACAGCTTGCCGCTTGAAGCCCCGCCGGACACCGGGTAACTGCGCAGCCGTTGACGCACCGCCGCAACAGCAATGCGCTCTTGCCGACTGACCGTCCGGGCGATGTGCGTGCGCAACCACCCTAATGTCTTGTTGATGGCTCGACGGTGAGCCACGGCCGCTGCCTTGGGCACCAGCTTGGCAAAGTCCTGAAACGCCTGCAGGTCTGCGGCTGACGACTGGATGGAGATCATGCCGCCGCCAGCCGAGGGCTTGTAGTAGCTACCGATGCTCATGGGCGTAACCTCAGGATCAAGGCGACCAGACCGTCGCCACTCGGCTCCAGCTGCAGCAGGTCGTAATCGCCGCCGCCATCCAAGGCAGGAAGATCGATGCTGACCAATAGCCCGCGTTTCAAGCCTTCCGAATCGCTGACGCGGATCTCAAACCGAGGCTCGCGCAAGCCGGTGTTGAGCTTGCCGAGCTTGGGCTGCAACCAGGGCGCCGCGAACATGCCGAGCACAGGTTCTTCACGACCCTCGATCCGTGCGGTATCGCCCAGCGTTTCGAACACCACCGCGTCGATGTCAGCGACCAAGTCGCGAAAGCCCACGGTTAGAGTTCCAGCAGGATCTGCGCCAGGGGCCGCGTGCACAGGTGCAGCGGGTTGGACTGGGCTTCACCGGCCACGCCTTTGTTGAACGGCAGCGGTTCGATCTTGCTGTAGTACGGGATGCCTTGGGTGTTGACCGTTTCCATGTAGTCGGCCGGTGCGAAAGACGAGATGTACAGATCTGGAACGCCTTCAGGGATCAGCAGGGCCTTGTCGTCGTGGACGAACGAAACGCCCGCCACCTTGCCGCGATAGCGCTCCCAGACGATCCCGCCGAACTCGAAGCTTTCACGGGCATCGCCACGCAGGGACGCGGCCTGCATGGTGTTGAGGTAAGTCTCTTTCACCGACTTGTGGACGATAAGCTTGTTCCAGAAGTTCTTGCCGCAGAAGGCTCGGGAGCCGGTGCTGGTGATGCTGCCCAGGGCTTCCTCTTGCATATCGAGCGCTTCACCGGCACGGACTCGCAGCTCGGTGTCCGGATTGCCCAAGCCCATCGTCAGTTTCTTGCGAACCACGCCGAACGTCTTGTAGATATCCAGCAGCGAAGTCTTGCCGTCCGCATCCAGGATTTGCCCATTCAGGGCGCCCATGCGCTGGAATTCGTGCGTGGCATCCAACTGGCGGCGGGCCTTCGCCAATCGCTTATTAACTACATCCTGCACGGACTGCAGCTCGGTGCGCGAGCCAAAAGCTCGGATACCCTGGA